GAACGCTACAAGTTGCTTAAGCGTGCGGTTCAGCGCGATCCGATGCTGACGGGGATGCCGACGATGAAACATCGCTACATGGCGTTTACCCCTGATCAAGGCTTGACCCGCATCTTGCTGAAGGTCCGTGACGACGACGTTGTGACTGTGGCCACGACACGCTCCTTTGCTGATGACGTGCTGAATTACTTGCAGCACGAGCGGCTCATGTACAACGAGGTTTGGCAGTGGGACTACGAACGGACTATGAAGTTTGCCAATTTCTATTTGGCGGTTTGCGAACTAATTGACGAGCCTAAGGCTTTCCGGTGGGAGGGCGAGCAAGGCTTTTGTTACCACCGCTTGCCGTGGGAGCTTCGGGGTGGCGAGTACCCCTTGTGGCAGCAGTTCTTGGGTCGGCTATCGAACCGCCAAGCCTTCTGTGACTGGATCGGCAGCCTATTCGTGGATACCGCCTACATGCAAGACTACGTGTGGGTTCAGGGTATGGGCGAAGACGGTAAGGGTGTTCTTAACAGGTTCTTGCACCAAGTGTTTGGTAGCGCCTATCGGGCTACGCAGCCCCCGAGGTCCGACCACTGGCACGAGGGGCTGATAGGTAAGCGTCTGGTGGTTTTTCCCGACTGTAACAACACCAAGTTTGTAACCTCGGGCGAGTTCAAGAGCCTTACCGGCGGTGACCCAGTGGAAATCAACCCGAAGTACCAAGCCATGTTCACCTACCTGCCAAAAGCCAAGTACCTGTTCTTTTCCAACGAGCGGCCTGAGATCTCTAGCGAGCGGGCGGACATGCGGCGGCTCGTCTTGTGTGAGTTTGATCCCAAGGCCCCTAAAATCGATTCTGACGACTTTGAGGGCGAGTTGTGGGAGCAAGGTGGGCCGTTCCTTTATGCATGCATGCAGGGCTATGCGGCAAGGTCCAAGGGCAGGCTGCCTGTCGTCCAGTCCGATGAGGCTTTGGACAGCGTGCGGTTACATGTGAGCACCTTGGAAGAGGAGTTTGAGATCGTATTTGATAAGGCGTTTCTAAAATCTCCCGGCAGTTACTTGCCGCCAGCAGACTTTGACTTGGTTATGCGGGCGTACTTCCAGAACGACCGGCGCAAGCAGTTGGATTTTAGATCATGGCTTGAACGTATCCACGGCATTCGCAAGAAGTCGGCACGGGACGGTAACGGGGGGTTCATCAAGAGCTATGTCGGCCTCTTGCTCAAGTACAGCCCTCGGCGACAGCTCATGGAAGGTGAGAAGGCCCTCTTGGCTGAGGAGCAACGCAAGAAGGATTGGCTTGAGGCGGCTAAATCTTGGTGAGCTATCGGGTTGTGTACGGGATGTGTACGGCATGTGGACGGGAAGTGGAGATGCGTTTGACCCCTTGTTTTATAGCATGTGTACGGCTGTGTACGGCGTGTATGGGTATATATATAAAACTACACACGAGACATATAGCCGGAAGAAAGAGGGAGACACATACCAATAGAGTTTTTCGAAAATTGCCGTACACACGCACACACCCGTACACAGCGTTGATATGATTGAGGAATACAGGCAAGTGTTGCCGTACACAAGGCGTCCACACAGCCGTACACAACGGGGGAGGATCATGGAATGAACCAAGGTGCGGTAATTGGGATCGATCACGGGGCAAAGGGTGGGGTGTGCGTACTTACACTCAAGGGGGTGGTAGAGGTATTAATACCCATGCCAGACCTTAACGTCATCCGAGACATTGCCAAGACGTATGACGCTCATCTGTGGATTGAGGAGTTGTCGATACACCCAAGATTCTCTCGGACGGTCATCTGCACCCTGGCAAGGAACCTCGGACGCATTGAGGGACATTTTAGAGCGTTTCAGAGGCGTATCACCACGGTAAGGCCCCAAGTGTGGCAGCAAGTCATGTATTCCGACCCGAGGCTCGCCAGTCTAGAGGGGAAGGGTAGGTCATTTGCGGCATGCGAGATTCTTGATCCGACAGTTAACTTGATCCCGTCAGCTCGAGCGCACAAGGAACATGACGGGATGGCGGATGCGTATTTAATAGCCAGATATGGTTTAATGATGTCTCAAGCAAGGGAGATTGCATGATGGAGTTGTTGGCGGTGTTCATTAGCGCGTTGGGGCTTGGGGCTATCGGTGTGGACTGGCTGAACCGCAGGGATCTGTCGGCCAGCGTGGCCAAGTCGGTGGAGGAAATGAACCGGGTCTTGGGGCAAGTGAGTGAGGTCCACAACAAGCAGACCATCGAACTCGCGGCTCTGTCGGAACGCATCACCCAGGTGGACATGAAGACATCGATGATGGGCAGAAGCCCGTTTGGCAAGCAGTAGAAAAAAATAGTTTAATGATATACGTCTTTTACAGCTCTCAATAAACTTTAAAATGATTTTGTAGGTTATATGATAATTGAGCACGTACCTATAAGCAGCTTAAAACAAGATGCGAACAACGCCCGCAAGCACTCGCCCAAGAACTTGAAAGCGATCAAGGGAAGCCTGCGCAAGTTCGGTCAGCAGAAACCGATCGTGGTGGATGGCGAGGGTGTGGTGATAGCGGGCAACGGTACGTTAGCCGCAGCGCAAGAGATCGGCTGGACAGAGATCGACGTGGTGCGGACAGCGCTCGTTGGTGCCGATGCCGTGGCGTTCGCCCTTGCCGACAACCGCACGGCAGAGCTAGCCGAGTGGGACGATGCGATACTGGGTGGCGCACTTCAAGCGCTGCGCGAGGGCGGCTTCGACATCGAGGCTATTGGCTTTGATATCAAGGAAGCCCTCGACGCTGGCAATTCAGGCAATGGCGATCCCGATGACGTGCCTGATGAGCCGGCGGAGGTGTGGGTCAAGGTCGGCGACCTGTTTGAGCTTGGTAGCCATAGGTTATTGTGCGGCGATTCGACCAATCGCGAGGACGTTGCCAGGCTAATGAATGGCGCGGAGGCGGATTTAGTCCATACTGACCCCCCTTACAATGTTGACTATTCGAATCAAGATCGGCCTAAGGCTGGTAAAATTGATCTAGGCCGCATAAAAAACGACAAAATGGAGGATGACATCTTCCTCCAGTTTTTGACGTCTTCCCTTTCATTAGCGTTCGCAAGCTGTAAAGACGATTCGAGCATCTATATTTGGTATGCATCGAAAGAAACTTTAAATTTTCATGTTGCTGCTGCTGCTGCTGGGTGGGCTATCAATCAGCAAATCATTTGGAAAAAGCCGATGCTGTTAGGTCGTGGACGCTATCAGTGGGCGCACGAGCCGTGCGTTTTTGGCGTGAAGGGAAAGCCTTGGTTCACGGACGACCGGACGAAGACAACAGTTTGGGATTTTGGCGGCTACGATAAAAGCAAGAATGTGCATCCAACGCAAAAACCAGTCGTTGTTCCAGAGGAAGCTATCAACAATAGTTCCAAGATCGGCAGTATCGTCCTGGACCTATTCCTAGGCTCGGGCTCAACGCTCATCGCGTGCGAAAAGACGGGCCGCCGTTGCTACGGTATGGAGCTCGACCCCAAGTACTGCCAAGTCATCCTAGAGCGCTGGGCTAAGTTCTCGGGCAAGGAATGGAAGCAAATAGATGGCTAAGCCTTTTTTCAAAGGCGATCCGCGCATCGGTCGCAAGAAGATCCCGCCTGAACTCATCGAGGTGCGGTGTCGGGGCAAGGCTGAGATTAAGCGGTTGATCAACCTGTATCTCGACTTACCGCGCGACCAGCTCAAGAAGAAGATCGAAGACCCTAAGACCCCGGCGATTGAGTTATATTTGGCATCGTTGATTGCTAAAGGGATTCAAACGTCTGATTGGCGTATGTTTGCATGGCTGCTGGATCGTATCGTTGGCCCGGTCAAGACAGAGGACGTGGATATAGCAGAGCTGCGCGAACAAGTTAAGGCAGAGATAGAGCTTGAAGGTATGCCGATAGAGGACGTGAGGGCACTAGCTGCGAGGAAGGGGAGGGTGATCGATGTCGACTAAAGGTATTTGTGGCGAAGACGAAGTATGCTCGCGGTGTGCTCGGGTCATCACCGCACCCTTCGAGATCGAGGAATGCTGGAAGTGTAACGCTCTCCTATGCTGCGACTGCTGGGAGACCTATGGCGTATGTGGTGACCATGATAACCAATGACGAACTTGAGGCGCGACATGGAACGGCTAATCGCGGAAGTGGAGCGTCTAGCAGCGGATTACGAATGGCTTAGGCAGCAATACCGGCAATTAGTGGCGGTGAGCCCATTTACTATGAAGGCTAAATAGATGTTTCCGGGGACTAACATGCCAGCACACGACATGGCGGACATGAAGGCTAAGTTCAAGCGCGGGATTATTCCAGGGCATGACATCACGGTGTCGCAAGTAGTGGTTTTGAAACACTATTTAGGCATCTCTGTCCCGGCGCTGACATTCAATCAATTGGCCGAGTGCTTAGAGTCCACGCCAAGTCATTTGCATGTTGTATGTGCGACGGGCTTGCGTAATCTTGGGGTGGAAATCACACCATCGAAGTTTAAAGATCGGCTCAAGGAAGGCAGAACGGCGGACCATAGGATTTGCGAACGAATAATACTGGCGCAGGCCAAATAGGGAGCGATGATGAAGAAGTTGATGTTATTGTCGATGTTGGCAGCGCCAGTGATGGCAGCGCCTAAGCCATGCCCGCGTGTGGACCCAGCGGTGATGGACGAGAGCGGGAACCCGATGTGCCCAAGTGAAGTAGTCACTAACACGGCTTACTCGGTGTTCCGTTGTGGTGTCGATCAAGCTCGCTCCTGGGCTATCCCCACGCAGGCCGAGATCTCCAGCACCGAGAACATGTTGAAAGCGTTTAAGAACCGAAACTACAAACGCATGCGCAAGATGGCGGATGAGGTGGGCCTGCAAGTCTGCCGTGTCAAGAAGGAGGACGATCAGTACCTGCTCTTCTTTGCGAAGTACGGGGTGAAGGATTACAACGGCCCGTTCATGATGCTGCGCGACGCTGCGAAGGTATCGAAGGTGTGGCTCATCGCACCGCACCAACACAGCGACGGGTACTTCTCCGCAGCACCAAGAGGCTTTCAAGACACGCACGCGGTCGCATACTTCCAAGCGGGCCATGACAAGGGCGGCTTTGGTGCCCCAGACCGTAGCGCTGACTTCAGTCACTCAAACGTAGCGCTGGGCTACCATGCAGTTAAGGCATTCGGTCAGCTATACCCGAAAAGCGTGGTGTTACACATACATGGGATGAAGGCGCAAGGGCATGTATTGTACCGGCCACTCAAAGGCCCGCTCGCTAAGCCGTTTGAGAAGGCAGTAACGAAGGTAACAAAGCTCGACGACTTCAGGGGCTTTAATGCGTTCTATGAGATCGATCCACCGACCGTGAACACGGGGTGGTACGTGAAGACAGAACTCCCGGCTGTGACCTACCGGAACAACAACGCGGTAGTGGCGTCGCTCATTAAGGAATGGGAAGCACAGCCTTTTGCGTGGAAGGATTCGGTGTTGCCATCGCCTGAACCAGAGCCTGCCGGCGGGGAGAACTCGGACCATGAATAATCGAATGCTAGAAATTTTAGACACGGTAGTAAACGATCAAGAGAATCGCATTACTGATTTAAAGCTTAATATTGAGCGCTGTAACGAGCTTTTAGCAGACGCATACAAGCAACGAGATGAAGCCGCGAAGCTGGCGACAGAGTACCGCACGATGATGAAAGACGGTATCCATGGCTCCTGTCTGGCCGCGATTGAATACGTACTTAGCAGATACATCGACGGCGACCAGTAATGCCAACCCCTGAGCAAGCGTTCGAATACCTATGGCGCAAGGGTGACTTGCGCTTCAAGCTTCAGCCTCAGCAGGTGCCGATTTATGAAGGTGTTCGATCGCTTCCTGACGGTATTGATGAGGCGGTGCTACTATGTGCTCGGCAGTTCGGAAAGTCGTACTTGGGCGTCATATTGGCGCTTGAGGATTGTCTCCGGCATCCTGGGAAGTGCGTACTCATCGTTGGTCCCACTCTCAAGCAAACGCGTGAGATTGTCACACCAAGGCTTCGCGAACTGGCTCTCGACGCGCCGGAGGGTCTTATTAGGCCGCTTAAGAGCGAGTCTAAATGGATCATCGGAGAGAGTGAGCTTGTCATTGGCGGATTTGATGTCAATTCAACAAGCCAGCGCGGAAAGACGGTCCAGACAATCTATGTCGAGGAAATTGTCGATAGTCACCCCGACAACTACATCGAAGCCATGCGATCCGACTTAGGCCCTGCTCTGACCCGTTCCAAGGGTGGCAAGATGGTGTTTCTAACCACGCTGCCAAAGTTTCCAGACCATCCTTTTGTGGTCGATACGATGGTCAAGGCTGAGTTCAATAATGCGCTCTACGTCTACACTATTGAAGACAACAAAGAGCTGACGCAAGCCCAGTATGATGCGTGTGTGCGGCGTGCAGGCGGCAGGGACTCGATCGACTTTCGCCGGGAATACATGTGCGAGTTGGTAAGAGACCCAACAATTCTAGTGGTGCCAGACTTTGACGAGGCAAGGCACGTCAAAGACTTCAATATGATGGATGACTGCCATCTGCATGTGGGCGGTGACTGGGGTGGCGTGCGAGATATGACCGCACTTCTGCTCATGTCCCACGATTTCGCGAATGACCGCATTGTGGTCTACGACGAGCGTATTTTTCCGCCCAATACGCCAACGAGCACGATCATCCAAGAGGCCCGCAAGATGGAGTTGGGGCGCACGGTGTCTCGCTCGATCGACATGCCGGGTCAGTTGCAGGTGGATATCACGGCCTACGGGTACGAAGCGCAGATGCCGCCCAAGGATGACTGGCGTGCGGCCATCAACTCGATGGCTGTAAAGTTCTCGCTCGGCAAGATATGGGTGCATAAGCGCTGTCGGTTCCTCATCCAATCCTTGCGCTCTGGTACTTTTAACAAAAACAAAACAGACTTTGAGAGAACCTCAATACTTGGGCACTGCGATGCTCTTGCCGCGCTGATGTACGGCATAAGAACGCAGCCAACACACAGCCCGTATGCTATACAAGAGGCTCTGCCGGGCATGCACTTCACGCAGTTTAAGCGCCCTGGGACAGATGACAGTTTGAAGGGGCTAACGGGTAAGCAATTCGGTGGATATAAGAGGTTTGGTAAGTGAAGTTTGAGTTCATGCTTGGCGACGTAGAAGTTTATAGCGATCCCAATATACCAAACGGCGCTAAGGTATTTTGGCAGGCAAAAGCGTGGGAGGCGGCGACTAGGATGGACAGGACTTGGGATCGATATCAGAGGGTAATAGATTTGGTTAAGGATTTAATTCCTTCGGACACGCTTGTATTGCTTATTAAGGAACTGGACGCATTTGACACGGCATCCAAGCGCGAGATTTTGGCGGCAGGGAATAAGCGATGACAGTCATCACCATCACACGCACACCCGACATCGCCAAGGCTCTGAACACAGAGGCGGGCAAGCAGCTTGACGATATCCTCAGCTTTCTCGTTACGGAGCTGACGGACCAAGTCATCAGGACGCTGCGAAACGGCATCTCGTTTCAAGACAACGTAACGTGCAAGGTGTCAGTCGTCGCTCTGACCCACGATGTTTACCAAGAGATCGAGACGGGCGGGCGTACCCCTACGCAGATACTCTTCGGCAGAGTTAGCTCACCCACGACGATTCTAACGGGCTTTGGGTGGTATCTGGACGAGCGTAGTCGATTGCAGGTGAAGGTGAAGTATGACCCCGTCCCTGCTGACCCTCTTGACGTAACGCTCACGATTCTTTTTTGATAGAGAGTCGGGACAGGCACCTCATCCTCGTCGAGGGTGGGGTTTTTTAGCGGCTTGACTCGACACGAATTACTCTGTTCTGATGTAGTCACTCACAAAGATACCTCGCGGGGCTCCCGGCTATCAGTCGAGGGCTTTTTTCTATTGACATTCCGAAGACCGCTTTGATCTAATCCTCCCAACAAATCCGAATCGTTACACCTCTACCCATATGGCGAGGCTCCCTTAATGTCCGAAGCTCAGGCACCTGCGCCTATTGCTACGGGGGAAGCTACGTCTTCTCCAGTTGCAGCGCCCGAAGTAGCACCATCGAAGCACCGCGTTAAGATCAACGATCAAGAGATCGAGGTCGAGTACGACGAGTTGTTGCGTGGGTATCAAAAGGGTCGTTCTGCAGACCAACGATTCCAAGAAGCCGCAAAGCTCCGCAAAGAAGCGCAAGAAGTCCAAGAGGCGTTTGCCGCAGGTGATTTCAAAGTTCTTTCGGAAAGGCTCAAAATTCCTCAGCCTCGTTTGCGCGAGATGTCTGAGAACTATTTGATTGAACTTTTAAAGTTCGACCAATTGTCAGAACCTGAAAAACGTGCGCTAATAGCAGAGCGCGAAAGAGACGAGCTTAAGAGCGAACGCGAAGCTGAACAGCAGAAACGTTTGAAGGAAGAGTCGGCTCGAATCGCGGACCAGGCTGCGGAGTTCATAGATACCGCACTTGGTGACGCTATCAAGGCATCGGGTCAGAAGGTAACGCCGATAACCGTGGCGCGCATTGCGTCGTTCCTCCAAGCCTCCTTGTCGCAAGACGACGTGGACATCGACGAGGGATCAGTCCGCAGTGCAGCCGAAAAAGCGGTTAAGAAGGCTTACAGCACGCTAGACGAGGAAATCCGCACTCGTTTCAGCGATATGTCAGTGGCAGACGCAAAAGCGATTCTACCCAAACGCTTGTTGGATGAATTGCGCAAGGCTTCGGTAAACGAGGTGCTTTCGCAAGACCCAACATGGTCCCGAAAATCCCCTGAAGTGGGCGCCCCTAAGCCAAAAGCCAAGAAAATAACGTCTACCGATGAATGGTTTGCGGAAAGAGCAAAACATCTAGGTTAGGAGTTAAATCATGGCCGATACATCACTGATGTATTACAGCCCGCTTTTGGGCAAGCAACAACCCCGTACCCTCGTATTCCAATTCGACATCACCGGAGCAGGCACCTTCTCCGAAGTGAATCCCCCTTTCGCTGTTCTGTCCACTGAAGTTGCTATCGCTTCTCAGGCGGTCATCGACAGCTACCTCGGCACAACCAACGAGTTTCTTGTAGCTGCATTTGATGCAACTGCAATGGGCGTTGACGCATTTGCCGTCATCGCAAACCTCGGCGGCCAAGCCTACAAGCTGCTCGCAGCTCGCGCTCGCACAGCTTCTGGTACTGGCGGTGGCACTGTCGTTAGTCGTGAAGTTGCAGCAACGTCGCTCACCGCGTCCACGCTCGCATCTGAAGCGGCTCTAGGCGCTTACGGCAACGTGGCAGCACGCTTCGTGCTCACTGGCTTGGATGCTCTGACATCTGGCCGGATCACTGTCGAACTCGACATCGTAGCAAAATAAGAAAGGGGTAATGCGATATGGCATCTGTATCCAATAGCGCCGTCATTGAAATTTTCAAGCGCGTTTACGGCAATATGTCTGACCTTGTGCCCGAAGATTACATGCTGTCGAGAGACATTCCATGGTCTGAGAAGCAAAAAGTCGGTGAAAAGTACATTGAAGCCGTGGCACTAACCAACGAAGCAGGCATCAGCTATGGTGGCTCAGGCCAAGACGCTTTTGAGTTCACTCCTCCAGTTGCCGGCTCTGTCCGCCAAGCTGAAGTGGCTCCCTACATCACCGTTCTTTCCTCGCTCGTTCCTTTCGGCACGATCAGCCGTTCGGCAGGCAGCGGCGACAAAGCGTTCTACGAAGCGACCAAGTGGATCGTTCGTAATAACGTTAAGTCACACGGCAAGTTCAAGGAAATCGATAAGATTTACGGCCAAGCTGACGCTCAGCTAGGATACGTTTCTTACGCGACCGCGACCTACCGTGGCGTTGCTTTCGTTAACGGAACCGGTACGCTGAACGGCATCTCGTTCACCAACGGTATCAACGCAGCCAGCAAGTACATCTTGCTTGCTCCTGGGCAATTCGCCGCTGGTATCTGGGTCGGTTTGGAAGGTGTTCGCATCAACCAAATCAACGCATCTGGCGTGATCGTTGCTGCTGGTACGCTCGTTAGCGTCAACGCTAAGTACGGCTACCTGCAAGTTGACTTCACTCCTGTTGCAGCATCCAGCACCACTTCACATCGCGTTTGCTTCGACGGAATGCAAAACAACTTGAACATGCCTGGTCTGAATAAAATCATGACCACGTCTGGATCGTTGTTCGGCATCCCAACTGCAAACTACGCTCTGTGGCGCGGTAACCAAGCTGTTCTCTCCAACGTCAAGCTAACCCTTGGCCGCGTAGAAGACATCTTGGCTGATGCAGTCAATGCAGGCGGTCTTGAAGGCGACGTCACCATGTACTGTAACCCACGCAGCTGGGCTACCATGGCGACCACTGAAGCTGGCCTCCGCGTGTATGATTCTTCATACAAGCCAAGCAAGGCTCAGAACGGCTTCGAAGATCTCGAGTTCTTCAGCCAGACTGGTAAAATCACGGTGAAGGCACATCGCTTTGTAAAAGAAGGCGAAGCTTACATCTTGCACTTGCCGGATTGGAGCTGCTCGGGCTCTGCGCAAATCGGTTTCAACGTGCCTGGTATCGACGACGGTAAATTGATTTACCCACTCGAAAACCAAGCAGCATATGCATTTCGTTCATTCGCCGACATGTACTTGTTCTGCCACGCTCCTGCGCGGTCGATCATAGTCACGGGAATTAACGATGAGTCCGCAACTTAGCGAAATGATTGAATAAAAGGTGGGGCCGATCAGGCCTCACCTTCCTTACTTTAAGGGATACTATGTCTACAGCAATTACTTGGAATGGTGTCGCGTACTCTGTGCCTGCGAGCGGTGAAGTTGGTTGGGCAAACCTGTCGAACTTCCTCATTGCGCTAGGTAACTCAGCGCAGGCGACAACATTTCAGAAGGTGGGCACGCGCATTGCGACCACTACGCCGGTAACGGTTGTAGCGGCCACAGATTGCACTGTGATCATCAATCTCGCTGTGGCAGGGCCTGTGGCAGTCAACTTGCCAGCGGGCGTTGACGGGCAGTTTTTCGCGATTGTAGACGGTAAAGGCGACGCGGCTACCAACAACATCACGATCACGCCATTTGGTGCTGAGACGATCAACGGCGCGGCGACGCTAGTCATCAACAGCGCAAGAGGGGCTGCAATCTTCGTCTTCAAGACGGGGAATTGGTCGGTTATCTCTCGTCCATCGGTGACGCTTCCGTCCGGCGCAGTTACGCAAGATGCAGTTGCCTTGTGGAACTCAGACGGCTCTTTGCGCAATTCAAAGCTTGCGGTCGATGATACAGGAGCGACAGCAGCAACACTTACAACAATTGATGTTAATCAAACAGCAAACCGCACGATCACAATCCAAGACGCGACGCAAACCCTAGTTGGGCGTGACACGCCTGATCAGGGCGCAAATCGTCTGACAAATAAGGATTTGGACGATGCCACTAGCAAGGTTGTTGATAGCTCTGATACGACTAAAAAGCTCGCTTTCGACGTTGCGGGGACTACGGGAACTACACAGACAGTGGCGACGTCCCAAACCGCCAACCGCACCCTGACATTGCCGGATGCGACGGACACCTTGGTAGGCCGAGCCACCACGGATGCCTTGACCAACAAGGACTATGACGGCGGCACGGCAAGCAACACGTCGCGTCTCACAGTTCCAAAAGCTGCGACGGCCACGCTGAATGCATTGACTCGCAAAGAGGCTACGCTTGTCTATGACGACACGCTGAACCAGCTCAAGATCGACGACGGCTCGACCCTTAATGCAATTGGCGGGGGTTCTGGCGAGTTAAACTTTGTCGATAATCCTAACGACGTAGGCAACTGGTCCACAACGGGCGCAAACGGTCCCACAGGTGCCACAACCACAACGGCTGGGGACTTGCCCCTCGAGAACTTCTCGACGGCGATACAGCTAACATCGACGACCGCAGCGGGTGCGGAGGCAAGTAACTACTTCAGCTACTCGTTTACCACGGGCGCTTCGCAGGCCGTTAAGACCAAGGTGGAGTTTTGGCTTAGAACCGGCTCTAACTTTATTTCGAGTGAGTGGACCGTCAGCGTTTACGCGGGCGCGACTCGCCAAGCTCTCTCTACCGACTCTTCGGGGGTAACATACATCCCCGCGGCAAACGGCAAGTTCACGACGACATTCGATGCAGTGGCTTCCACGGCTTATACCGTGCGGTTCTCGCGCCCTGTGAATGCAGGCACGAACGCGGCGGTGCTGAACATTGCGAACGTGATTGTGGGACCTGGGATTCAGCCGCAAGGTGCGGTGGTTAGCGGGTCTCAAAGCTTTACGCCAACAGCTTCCAATTTTACAGCGTCGAGTTTAACAGGTTATTACGAAAGATTTGGGCGCATCGCTAATGGTCGAGTTCGGGCTGTACTGACGGGTATTACTGGCGCTATCGGGGTAAATATTAGCGCTATCGGGACAGTAGATACAACCGCACTTCCTAGCGCTGAACTGGGGGCGTTTTATTGGAAAGGTGTGGTGTACGACGCGAGCGCGAATAAATCCTATATTATTCACGGATATTTAGCATCGACCACACGGATAGAGTTTTATTGGGAGAACGGTGCGGCGGTTGGTAGCGGAGCGGGCCCAATAATCACACTCGCTAGTGGAGATACCATAGATATCGTATTCCAAGTCCCCATCGCCGAGTGGGCGGGTTCCGGCACGGTGAACCTGGCGCAGAATGATGTGCAGTATGCGTTTAATACATCTTCGAGCACTACTGCTTCGGATACCACTAGCTTTGGTTACGGCTCCTCTGGCGCTCTAATTCGGGCGATTACAGCCACAATATCAAGAAGAGTGAGATTCCAGACTCCGATTCAGGCTAACGAGTCTGTTTGGGTAGAAATCATGGACCCACGAACAGGAGTGTGGACGCCTCTAGGTGGTGGGGCGGCGTCTCAGAATTTCGATGCGTCTGTAATACCATGGACTGTACAGAACGGAGTTCAGTACGGAATGGGGAGAATCGCTCCGTTCAGTAGCACTGACGTAGACGTTTACTTCGGTCAATATCCATTAGCATCTGGACCGACATTCGGATCGGCGTCGTCCGCATGGGGCTCAGCGGCAGGAAATGCTGGCAGCATGTATTGGCGCGTCGCTAAAGCAGTCACAGGCCAAGCCGTCGGCTTCGGCGAAGTGGTCCCCGGCACTAGCGCGGGCTTGGTGAGTGCGAGCGGGTTGAAGGGCACTACAAGTGGCAATGCGATTGCAAGTGGATATGTTGGGGAGAAAATTTCTTCTGGGACTCTTTCCACAACACAAACCACTACTGCAAACGTTGCTGTAGATGTCACGGGGGCCTCGATAACCCTTACGCCTGGTAAATGGATAATTCACCTAAGCACCACAATACGGATGCGTAATGTGAGCGGGGCAATTACGGATATTGCTGGAGCACTCCAATTAATTGAAGGAGCAAGTACTTTCGCAGGTGGCTTGTGCATACATAGCCAGGGTTCCGCGCAGATCAACTATGACGGTTCCGTCCCAGCAGCAATGGCGGTCGAGGTAAACATCTCCACATCGAAGACGTATAAGATACAAGTCGTAAACACTAAATCTAGTGCCTCATCTATTGCATATTTCCTAGTTGATAACGGCACGTTCACTAACAATATCGCATCTCTTTTCTACGCAGTCAGAATCGCATAAGGGGTTTCTATGCACGGCATCAAAGAAACGATGGAAGCAGTCAAGCTAGTCGAGAAAGTCGCCGACGCTATCGCAGCCGCTAAGGCCGATGGCTCGATCGACTGGAAAGACCTCTCAAAGCTCGGCCCCGTGGTCGTGGCTATGAAGGACGCTGTAGCAGGCGGCCAGCTGCTCCAAGCTGAGCTCAAGGACCTTGACGCAGGCGAAACTCAATTGCTTTTCGAGGCAATCGTAGGCGCGACAGGCAAGTTGATTTCCGCTATCATCGTGTAATCAAAGTACATAGGCGACTACCGCTCGGGCGATGTCTCCAAGCTGCAAAAGCGGTTTAGGGGGCATTATGTTTTCAGAGCGCAAACTTGAAAGCCTTCTAATCTCAGCGCTGACCGCGATGGTCGCTTTTGCTGTTAGTTTTCTGAAGGAAATGACGAACAGCGTCGAAAGCCTCAATCAGAAAATCATTTTGGTTGTGGAGCGAATGGCACGTAACGACGCCCAAGCGATCGATCACGAGCAACGGTTACGCAAGATAGAAGGAGGCTTTTATGGACCAAGGTTTTTGCCGAGGCGGTTCCAAGATGGGGCCGGCAGAGAAGCAGGCGGCGATCGCGTCCCTCAAGGAATTGATCGCTCAAATGCAAGGGAAGATGGCGGAAGGTGATGGCGAGAAGGAAATGTCTGAGGACGCTCTTTCTGAAGCTATCGAAGAAGCCACCGAAGGATCTTCGGAAGAAGAATCTCCCAAAATGGCGATGAGCGAAGAAGCTCAGATGATGAACGAGGACATGAAAAACATGCTCTCAGGCCGCAAGGGACCGCCATCCCGCGCCAAGATGTCCGCAGTAGCGATTCAGGTGAAAAAACCAGGGAAGAAATTCGGTAAGGCATAACCATGGCTGTTACTGTCGATAGCTTTCTTGAAGAAGTGAAGCGTTTGATTACGGTTCCGGCCAATCAAGCGTTGATGAACGATAGCCAATTGCTCCTCATGGGCGATGAGGCGTCGCAGTCCTACGTCGTCCCTTTACTCATGTCGCTCAGACAAGAGTATTTTGTCACAAGCTACACCCAGGCTGTGACATCAGGGGTATCGACCTATCCGATTCCGTCTCGTTCCGTAGCAAGGACGCTACGAGAGCTAAAATACGTGCTGACTGGCGCTCGCAAGCAAAACCTTGCGCAAATTGCCTTAGAAGACACGCAGCTTTGGCCTAACGACGGCACGGTTTCAGGGTACCACTTCAAGGGCGATAAGATTGTATTGGTTGGCGTCCCCAACGTTAGTACGTCATCCCTTGAAATCTGGTATTACCTGCAACCGTCAAAGCTTGTGAAGCTGTCAGAAGCTGCCAAGGTCGTATCGGTCGCTGCCGATGTCGTGACGGTGGAATCTGTCCCAAGCACATTCGCAGCCGGAGTCATCGTAGACTTCGTGCAAGGCATCAGCGGCAATTCAAACCTTGGCATGGACCTCGCGATCACCTCCGTAGCGGGTACCCAGGTGACGTTTGGCGCGGGTGTTGTGCCGACAGATCTAGTGGCCGGTGACTACATCGCATTGGCGGGTCAAACCCCAGTCGTGCAAATCCCTACAGAGGGTGTGCCCTACCTCACCACCAAGACTTGCGTTCGTATCCTGAATGCAATCGGTGACTTTGAGGGTATGGCGAAGCTTGAAGAGCTAGCGAGCCAGCAAGAGAAGACGCTTAAGATAATCACGGAACCAAGGAACTCAGGCGAGAACGAGAAAGTGGTGCCTCGCTGGGGCCTCTTGCGCCAAGGGCGTTCAACGTTCCGTCGCGGATTCTGGGGAGCTTAATGGCTTACCAATATCCTGAAATACGCAGCTTCAAAGGCCTCTTCGTACAGGCCAACAGCTTCACCGTGCCGGATGGTGCGATGGAAGAGGCTGAGAACGTCGTCATCGTGCAAGACAACACGATCACCAAGTTGCGCGGACGATACGAATACTTCGATGCAGCTCTGTCTACGCTGAACAATCTATTCACATTCCAATCAAAGCTCTTGGCGCTATTCGCCACTAAAATATCCTACTTCACAGACGCCGGCACATCGCCAAACTTCACGGGCTCTGAGACGGTACTGACGGGCGAGACGGTAGCAGTAACCGCACCTCGAGTAGGCCGGTCATCGGAAGCCAACGGAAACCTCTATTTCACCACCGACAACGGTGTTCTGAAGCTTGAGGCCTACAACTCGGTTGTAAGGACAGCGGGCGTACCTCCCGGCCTAGATATCCAAGGCACCTTCCTCCAGCAGAACGGGGCTTTTCCGGGCGGCACAGCAGCGGCTTACCGGGTTCTCTTTGGCAGGCGCGATAATAACCAAAATCTCTTGCTCTCAGCTCCCGGCGACAGCGTCACACTGACGAATGCGACGGACGTGGGCGTTTCTTGGTCTCGGACGACTGGCGTCGTTACGATGACGACCACAAACCCGCATTATTTAAGCACCGGGATGGTGGTGAACGTCTCAGCGTCAACGGGAACGCATCCGATCGTCACCGGACCCTACGTAATCACCGTCACGGGCTCGACCACCTTCACATTCACTGACGGCCTGACAAATGACGGTCCGCATACGGCTGATTACAATGCCTCACGCATTGCGCGCCTAGAGTTCTCGATCCCATCTGAAATCAACACATCCACAGACGGGTATTTCTACCAGATCTACCGCACGGACTTTGAAGCGACGACGCCCTTCCCCAATTACAAGATTCTCGAGGAAGTTCCGCTCACCGCATCCGATATCACAGACGGCGTGGTGTTCTACGACGACGATATCGACGAATCGCTGCTAACGGGAGCGGCTCAGCTCTATACTAACCCGAATAGCCGGGAAGGCGAGCTGCAAGCCAATACCAGGCCACCTAAGTGCGATGATATTACGACTTATCGCAACTGCGCCATTTACGCGAACTGCACAATCCGCAATTATTTAGATCTCTCGCTTATATCTACGACGGGTGCGGTAAGTGGCGATTTCTTCGAAGTCCAAGTTGGAACGGTTGTCAGACGCTATATCGCGCGAACCGGGGTTGGTAATCAGAACACGACGAGTGAATCTGCGTCTTTCGTCTCTACAACAATCACGGTCAATTACACTGCCCACGGGCTTGCGGTGGGAGATTCAATCCTCGTCTCGAATGCCGTGGGAACAGGGACACTCCCCGATGGAACGTACACGGTCGCAACGTCGGCAGCGAATAGCTTCACATTTATTGCAGCGTCGGCCCCAACGACGTTAACGTTCCTCGACTTCCAAGGTGTAGCCACAAGAACCGCAGCGGTCACCGGCCTAGCATGGACGCGCGCATCGAACGTAGTAACAATTACGAGCGCAGCGCACGGCTTATCAACGGGAATGCAGGTTTATGTTTCTAACTCTGCCGGCGGTACACCAAACGTAGCCTCCGGAACGTATACCATCACGGTCACCGGGGTGAACACTTTCACCATCCCAGAGACGGCTGCCGCTTCTTCAGGCACTTTGGACTACCAATTCTTCGGCGGGATGTTCCAACTCGATACGGCGAGCTCTTTAGTCACCGCACGGATACGCAATACAGCCCAGGGCCTCGTAAAGGCCTCTAATCGCGACGTGAGCGCGTTAGTGTATGCGGCCTATACCTCGGGTATCACCGACACGCCCGGAAAGATGAGATTTAGCGCAAAAGGGTTCACTGGAACCATCTCGGTGCGCGCAAATTCATCACTTGTCGGGGAACTCTTCAGCCCGACCATCCCTTCATCATTTTCGAGTGGCACCCAAGTCTCATCACTCACTGACACATCCGAGAATGTTTTCTACTCGTCCAAGGTGCAAGAGCCTGAGGCTGTTCCAATCGTTAACTCGTTCACGGTTGGTATCAAGTCCAAGAAAATCTTGCGCATGGTCGCCCTACGCGATTCCGTCATCATAATAAAGGAAGACGGCGTCTTTAGATTGAATGGTGACACGCCATTAAATTTTGACGTCACCGCACTCGATCAAACAATCTTTTGCGTATCCGCAAGTTCAGTCGCTGCAATCAATAACCAAGTCGTATTCCTCTCGAACCAAGGCTTGGTGATCTGCACCGAATCCACTGTGACGATCATTTCCCGGACGATCGAACTACTCATCAACCCTATCGTCGGCAAGCCTTTGATCGGCACTGTGACCGGCGCGTGCGGTTACGAGTCTGATAGAACCTATAGAATAACGACGATCGGACCTAACGATACCAATGCAACAGAATGTTATATTTATAACGTTCTAAACGACACGTGGACCACATCTAGCTTCTTGTTCACGCAAGCCATCGTTGGTCCTTCAGACACGTTGTTCATGATTGGCACGGACAACATCATCTACAAAGAACGCAAGAATCAAAACCGCATCGACTACTGCGGGCAGAACGCTGCGACAACGGTCGTTTCGGTTGGTTCGGACTTGATGTCTGTGGTGCTGAATAGCCCCGCGCAAGTTCCAGTGCATGGCGACGTGCTTGAGCACGATTCTACATTTGACCGAATCGATACGGTTGTCGTCAACGGCGCAAACTACGACATTACGTTCAAGCGCGCTACCAGCTTGGTGCCTGGCGATACGCCGACGCTCTATGCGTCATACGAGTCGCTAATCAAGATGGCCCCGTTCCATGCGGGTGTGGTCGGGCGTTCCAAGCAATTTGCACAGACACAGCTTCATTTGAGAGCGCCGCAGATCTCTGAATTAGAGATCAGCTACGCGGGTGGATACCTATCCAACTCGGAATCGGTGATGTGGGATTTGGTGGATGTGATTGGGGCTTTTGGCGGCTGGGGCGCTTTGCCTTGGGGCTTTTTTGGGTGGGGATTGTCGGACGGCATTTCCTCTCAATACACAACGGAAGCAGCGGCGGTCATTCGGACTTACGTACCTCGGTTCGCTCAGCGGAACACGTTCATTCAGGCCATTTTGAAGCATAAGCAGGCGGGTGAATCTATCGACATTCAAGCGCTGTCCTTTGCGGTTCGTGCCTATAACGAGAGAGTGAGCAAATGAAATACGAAGGCGAGCAATACTGGCTGGCACAGCCGGCTGAAGATGTCGCGAACGACTTGGAAGAGTTCCACAAGGGAGGCTCGATATGGTCGGGTCATCCCATCTACCAAGCTTGGATTCGTAACTCCATCGCGTACTACTCGACCGTGCTGGATGCAAGCGCTTGGGAAACCTCGTTAGTCTACACGGGCGAGCAAGGCGAACTCGTCAAGATGTCTGTACCGCAAGCAAGATCTCTTGTGCGGCAGATGCTCACCCTAACCACAAAGCAACGCCTTGCATTCAACGCCATCGCCGAGACAAAGGGCATGGACGTTATCAAGAACGTGCGGTTGGGTAACGCGGTCATCGAGCAAACCCTAAACGATCAGCAAGTGGACACGAAGGCCGAGCTCTTGGCTGAGCAGGCTTTGGTGTTAGGCATCTCCTTCCTCAAGACCACTTGGCGCACAGACAAGGGTAGGCCGTACATCTCAGACGGGGAGAAGTTGCTTTATGATGGAGACATTGATGTTTCGGTTTTATGTGTTGATGATTGTCTCTTCGATTATTCAATTCCTAATTGGCACGATCTTGACTGGGCTGAGGCGCGAGTTATCAAAAACCGTTGGTCTTTGGTGGCCCAGTTCCCAGAGCTGAAGGAAGAGATTCTAAAGCTCCCATCGGTGCAGCAAGTATCTGGCCTTAGCGGCTACCGCACGGGATATCAGAACATCAGTCACGACGAAAACGTGTACTGCTACGAGCTCTATCATAAGCCAACGCCTGCGATGCCGCTTGGTCGGATGATGTTCTACGCATCTCGCGACACGATCTTTTACGATGGTGAGAACAGATACAAAACTATTCCCATTGAACCCATGCGCCCAGAGCCAGTGTTCGCGTCGGGTTTTGGCTATCCTCTGCTCTCCAGCCTGTTACCAAGTCAAGAAATGCTAGATCACTGCATGTCTTCCGCTGCGACAAACTTCGGAAACCTGTCGGTGAATAACATCGTCGTGCCGCGAGGCGCTGCGATAAGTTCCCAAGAAGTATCGGGTATGAACTGGCTGTCATATACGCCGCAAAACGTGCCCGGCGGCGGAAAGCCCGAAGTTCTCGATTTATCAAAGACAAACCCCCAACTTTTCGAGTTTTCCACACAGCTGCTGAATGGCATGCAGCAGATGAGTAATATTAACTCGGCTGCTCGCGGCGAACCACCTGCGGGCATCACTGCCGGCGTGGCGATTGCGACGCTAACTGCGAACGCTGTTGAGTTTTTGTCATCGGTTTCTAAGGCATACGAGATTTGTTTAGAAAACTCGATGATGCATGTGCTGAACGGTTACAACAAATTTGCGAAAACCCCACATAACGTTCGAATCAAGGGCAAAAACAATCAGGTAAGCACCCAGGAGTTTCTGGGTAAAGACCTTGATATGATGAAGTCCGTTAAAATCACGCGCCAAAACCCAATTATGCAAACTGCGACTGGGCGTTTGGAAATCGCTGAAAAAATGATGCAAAGCGGCTTGATTGTCGATGCTCAGAGCTACGTATCCATCTTGGACGGATCGCCTTTGTCGGTGATCTACGAAGTTGATCTGTCGCAGAACGATTTAATCGAGACAGAGAACCAAGATATGCTTGAGGGTACGCCGGTCATCACGATGATGATCGACAATCACCCCTTGCACGTTCGTAAGCACTCGCAGCTTTTGAACGACCCGGCGATCAGAAGAAACAATCAGTCTGTAGCTTTGATTTTGCAGCATATCGACGAACACGTTAGAATGCAGGCAGAAATCGATCCAAGTCTACAAGCCATGCTTATGACGGGTAAAGCTCCACAGGTAGCGCCACCCGGCCAAGCTCCGCCTCCAGCGCCACCACCGGAACAAGATACCTCTATCGGTCAGGAATTAGCGCCTGTTGAGGCTGCGGCCCCTGCGGAAGACCTAAATGGAAGGGTGCAGTAATGGCTTACGCATTTTCACGAGTAAACCAAGCCCTAGGCGGTGACGCCGAGCAAGAGAACCAGGATATCTTTGGCGGCGCTGGTCAGCCACAGCAGCAAGGCGTACAGGGCCAGGACGCAGCCGGCACGACTCCACAAGGCGTCACCAAGACATCTACTGTAGGTGCGGTTGGCGGCGGGATTGCGCCGTCATCTGAAATCAAAGCCCCGCAAGAAGCGGCGGCAGGTGGAGCGGGAGCAGCTTCCAAGATTCTTGCTAAGAACGAGTCCACCGCACCTGCACAAATCAAGGGTCTGGAATCAAAGTTATCTGGAGCTTCTGCAAATCTACAGAAAGAAGCCAATGACTACGTAACGTCTGCTAAGAACACCAATTATAACGTGGGTGGCGGCGACGTTAACGAGCTGATTGCCGGCGGTAATACCGAAGGTGCCCAGCGGGCTTCCAGGCTTCTCAGCGGCACGCAGGCCCCTCAGGCCGAGCGATTTGTGCCAAAGGCGCAGACTCGATTCCAAGAGGTAGAAGATCTTGGCACGGAAGCCGGGATCTCGAACATGTTGCGGCGGCAAGCTGGCGCTCGCGCGACTACGGGTGAGCTAGGCATTGAGTCGGCGCTACTTCGGCGTGACCCAAGATTCCAGCAAACCAGATCGCAACTCATTTCCAAGGGCGCGCAACTTGGAGCTGAGCGTAATAGGCTCTTGGGTGAGGGGGCTGAAGGCGTAACATCCCAAGCTCAAGCGGCTCAGGCGGCAAATTATAAGAAAGCCCAAGAAGCCTTGAGGGGCGACTTGCGCGGGGCGCGTTCTGGGATCGACGCCGAGATTGCTGCTAAAGTTGCCGCAGAGAACGAAGCAAGACGGGCCATGGCCGCTCAAGGTCTTGAGTCGAATCAAGCCTACCGCGACGCTTTGGCGGCTGCAAAAGCCCAGTACGGAGAAGCGGAAGACCCGACTCAATTCGCAAGGTTTGGCGGCGACGTTACAGCTGCTGATCTCTATGACGAGCCTTCCGCATCCAGATACTCACGCATTTCCGCTCTTCTTGGTGAGCCTGGCGAGGTGCGGTTGGCGGGTAAGGGAGCTGGCGAGCGTCTTGGGTTTGACCTTGCGGGATATCGCGGTGCGGCTGAGACGTTGGCAGCCAAGCGCATTAAGGCTGCTGAAGATGCAAGAGCTGCGGAAGAAGCGAAGAGAATAGCGCTGATCGAGAAGAATCAGGGCGATCTTGCGAAGTCTAAGGCGGCCTACGAGCAGCAAATTGCAAATGAACAGGCTGAGGCTGATTTCAGGGCCGGCATCCAACCCGGAACACTGCAATTACCGACTGAGGCACCAGCCTTTGCGCCAGGCATTTCCATGGTGCCGATGGGTAATTCTGGGCCTCCAGTAATGGATAACGTCGATGACGAGGAAGATGCGCGTGTCGGCTCTTTGCGCCTTTAAAGGGGAACTTATATGGCATGGCCAATAGCAGTCGTAATGGCGGTATCAGCAGCCGCCCAATATTACCAAGCCGAAAAAGCTCGCGGCGCGAACAAGGCCGAGCTGAATAAGATCAAGGATCAATTCAACTCCGTCAAACCGCCCGAGTGGGATTTCAATATCGACGATCCCGTCGATCAATTGCAATCACTGCCAGTGCCACCCGATTACGACATGTCTCGGATCACGCCGAAGACGATTCAGATGGTGGGCAAGTTTGCACCCGAGGTAGCTCAGCGCATTCAAGAAGAAGCGCCTGAGATAGCGAAGGCAAGCCAAGCTGCTCAAACAGGTCGTCAAGCTCAACTAACAGCCCTAGAAAAGTACCAGCAGATTGCGCAAGGCGGCGAAGATCCGGAGTTGGCTCAAGCGCTATCGCAAGCTGCTCAAAGAGGCGATCGAGAAGCGCAGTCGCGGCAAGCCTCTGTTCTGCAAGATGCGGCTCGGCGAGGAACTCTTGGTTCGGGGGCCATGCTTGCAGGCCAGCTGCAATCATCTTCAGACAGCTCTCTAAGAGCAGCAACTGCCGCGCAGCAAGCCGCAGCGGAGTCTTATCGTAATCGTCTAAACGCATTGTCGCAGGGTGCCCAGATTGGTGGTCAAGTTCGCTCTTCCGAAATGGGAGAGGCGCAAAACAACGCCGACATCATCAATTCATTCAATCAGCGCCAGACTGCGGCATACCAAAATTATCTGAACAATGCATCGCAAATGCGTAACCAAGCCAACTTGCGGAACCTTGGCGAAGAGCAGCGCATTCAAGAGATGAACGCTGAAAATCAATACAAATCCGATTGGGCAAACCGCGACTACCAGAATAAGGCGAAAGACCTGACATACGGGCGTGCGGTGAATGAACGTGACGCCCAATATCAGGCGCGCCAGGCAGCCAGAGACCGTCAAGATAGGTTGAAGCAAGCGATGTTCAACAACGCTCGCGGAGTTGCACAAGACGCAAGCGGCGTGGGTCAAATGCAAATGCAGCAGACAAACCAAGCTGCTGCGGCAAGAAACCAGGCCATCCAAGGACTTGGAGATTCCGCCATTACCTACATGTCGAACGAAGACGAGAAAGTGGAGCGCCAAAAAGATCGCGAAGCCTACCGCACGCGGCCTTATGCGCCAAAGGGAGGTATGTAATGCAATACGCGGATGAAAATGACGATGAAATTCTCAGAGCATATCTCCGTCGCAAGATGAGTCCTGAATATCAGGACGTAGTCGAGGATAGACGTGCGCGCGGCGACGAATTGAGAGGACAAGGCCAGTTGGCCTCAGTGCTATCAAAGACGGCTTCAGCCTTCGGTTCTGTCGGTGGTCAGCAAGCAAAATCTCTCTATGATCCGTCAGCGCTTGGCGCTGCCGCTGATCGCAGCGAAAGCCGTGCGGTTAGAGACGAAGCCGACACGATGCAGCTCTACAGCTACCTCGATAAAAAAGCTCGCGAAGAGAAAGCGGATGCGTTGGCAAATAAGCGTCTTGGTCTCGAGGAGCAAAGACTCGCGAGCCAAACCGCACGCGACGCCGAAAAACGCGATTCCGAGTTGGCCTGGAAAGAGCGGGAATATAATCAAAAAGAGCGTTTAGAGAAAAACCGATTGATGGCTGACGTAGGTAAGCGAGCCGAGGAAACTCGGGTCAAGCAAGCCGAAAAGACGGCGGAACAAACTAAGTCGATGCTAGAGCCCCGCACTCGCGCTGCAAATATCGAGCGCAACGCCAATGAGCTTTACAATTTAATCGATAAATACGGCACTTACGAGATGACCGGGCCTGCAAGCTCAATGATCGATTCCAAGATTTATCAGCTTGCGATCGAGTACGCGAAGCTTGTTGACCCGACATCTGTGGCTAGAGAAGGCGAAGTTGCGACCGCTCAAAAATACATGCTGCCAGTCAAAGGGATGTTTAAGAGCAACAGCACAGCCAAGGAGCTGATCAATAAGTTTAAGCAAGACGCGCAAAATGCTCTCGCCTCACGCGAAAGTGTTCTTCGCGGCGAAAAACCAGACGTGGGCATGGCTCAAGATACAGCCCCTGGAGAAGCTATCGCAGCTCCCGCAGGCGGCCCGAAAGTGGGCGAAGCGCAAGACGGATACATCTTCAAAGGCGGCGATCCCGGTGACCCTAACAGTTGGTCTAAGGAGGCACCGTAATGCCAGGACCTTGGGAAAAATATCAGAAAGGACCTTGGGAAAAATATAAAGCCCCTGCGCCAGACGACCGGATGGACCCGGTAAATGCGGGTATTATGAAATTCTCCCAAGGCTTAACGAGCGGCCTTGGCGATGAGATCATTGCCGGTGTGCAGGCCCCTGTTTTGAAGGCAATGGACTTGTATCAGGGCGGTGACACTTCACTAGGTAGCTTCTACGATGCCGTTCGTGATGAACGGCGCGAGCTCTATAAGAAAGCACAGCAAGACCAGCCCGGTGTTTCTACGGCGTCGGAGCTTGCAGGTGCGGTTACACAAGGCATCGGCATCCCTGGGGCGAGAGTTGCTCAAGGCGCGCCAGCAGCAATGCGTTATGGCGTTCCGATGGCTCAGGCTGGAGCGCAAGGTGCGGTTGGTGGTGCAGGTTATTCTGAAGCGGATACTCTTGGTGGCGTAGCGCAAGACGCAGCTGTCAGCGGAGCTTTAGGGGCGGGTTTTACGGGCGCTGCAAAAGGTGCCGGCGAACTCATAGCTGGTGGAGCACGGAAAGTTGGATTACCTGAGCTCTACGCGAATCTAAAATCAAAGGCCAAAGACCTCGGCAAGAAAACCTTATCTCTTGCTGGTGGCGTTCCCGTTCCCAATATTCAGCGCTACATAGATGCGCCTGAAGCCGTCAACAAAGTGCAAAGCGCTGACGATCTTGGCCAACTCGCGATCGAGCAGCTTGAAGCTTTAAAAGCAAAGGGCATCGAAGGCAGTCGGGCTGCTCGGAAGTATCTTCCGGAAACCCCGATATGGGTCGGTCCCGTGCAAGACGTCATCGACACAGCAAGGACCACAGCCGCAGGCCGCTCGGGCCCCTTGCAAAAGGGAGCTGTTGAGACCTTGGATACTTGGCGCGGTGAGCTAAACAATTTGGTCAAGAATCAACAGATATCGCCGCAAAAGCTCAAAGATTTTGTGATCGATCTCAATAACGACATCGACGCAACACCTCCGGCAGAGTTTATGACGCCGGCAAATCAGGCGAAGATTGCTCTTAGCAAAAATATCCGAGGAATCCTTCAGGGTTCATCGCCTGAATACACTGCTGCGATGCGAGAAGTCGCAAAGGATTTTGACGCGCTAACAAATGCCAGGGGGGTTTTCGGAAATCCAAAGACTGTAGCTAGCGCAGTCGAAAGAGCGGCAAGGAATACCGGCGAAAAGGCTGGGGAGCAGGCGCGCTATCTTGAGGCGCTGTCTCAGCGGGCAGGTGGTGAGAATATCCTGCAAAATGCAAAGGATAGGCTTGTACAGCAATCCTTTGACCGAAGTGTTGCCAATGGCGCAAGGCGCACAACGGGCGGCGCGGCTGTCGGTATGACGGCGAACGCCATCAAGCAAGCATACGGCGATGAGGAATTTGATCCAGCCGAGTTTGCAAGCGCCGGTGTTACTGGTGGCACGGCTGGCTTTGTCAGTGACCGCTATGGTCCGGCGATGACCAAAGCTCTCTTGGATGCAGCAAGAGCCGGACGTTTGGGGCCTGTTGGCCAGGGCGTCAACAACGCAATCAGCGCAGCCCAACAGCGCGGCCCGGATGCCGTGCGGTCGGCCACCTTTTTATTGCTGAAACAATTTCCACAATTCGAGCAAATGTTGGAGCAGCCATGATTCAAGCGGAACTATTCGCAGTAGCGTCAGGCGCAGCTAGTTTTGTCACTCCGCCAATTTCTCTTGGCGATTTGAACAACTACGCGGCCTTCGTCTTGTTTCCAGGCGGGGGTACCTTGGCGGGTACTCTGACGCTTGAGGCAAGCTACGACACCACAGACGCCAATTTTGTGACGGTCAGTGACTCATCCCAGGCTGTCACGGCGTCAGCGCAGCATGCTTGGTCATGTGTCGCCCAAGGTTACAGATATGTCCGAGTGCGGTGGGTTTATACCTCCGGCGCTGGTAACATGCAGGTAATTATTCAGATCAAAGAGAACGTGGTGAAGGGGGCCTGACCTATGGCTGGTACATTCACGTTTATCGGCTCTTTAGGCGGTGGCGGCGGCGGTGGTGGCTCAGCCTACTGGGGCGATGCCGTTGCTAATGCGGCAGCACTTCCAGCCGGCGTAGTCATTGGGGAAGTTAGGCTAACCCTAGATACGAATCACTTGTACGAGTGGAACGGTACGGTTTGGACCGACATATTCATCGGCTTTGCCGGCGATGTCTTCGGCCCGGCTTCCGCGACCGATAACGCACTCGCAAGGTTTGACGGCGCTACCGGTAAGCTAGTTCAAAGCTCTGGCGCGATTCTTAGCGACACCGATGTTTTAACGCTGCCCAGTCTCACGGCCTCCCGTGCGGTCATCTCTAACGGAAGCCAGCAACTTGCCGTCAGCGCCACCACATCCACAGAGCTTGGTTACGTCTCTGGCGTTACGAGCGCGATCCAGACGCAGCTAAACGCCAAGGTGGATGAAGTAGCCTCGACCGATAACGCAGTCGTGCGGTTCGATGGTACTGGCGGCGCGGTTCAGAACTCTGCCGTCTTGATCGATGACTCAAACAACATCAATACGCCCGCCTCCGGGCTATTTGGTGCGGTCGGAACTCCGGTGGCGAGCGCAGCTCTCGAGCTACGGACGACCACTGGAGCGCTGCTCCTCACCCGCCTAACGACTGCGCAAATTGCCGCACTAACCGCTGTAAATGGAATGATTGTTTATAATACCACGCTCGACCGATTCCAAGGCTATTTCGCCGGGGCTTGGGGCGATCTGCATGGCTGGGGGAACTAATGTCTATGAAGAAAGTAACGCAAGCCTTTGCTGTCGCGGGTTCGGCCTTCAACACGGTCGGAATGGACTTGGGCGATTTAAGTCTATTCTCGGTCCAGCTGAAGTTCGTCGGCGGGGCCTTGGCAGGTACGGGCAAGATTCAAGTGTCCAATGACGACGTCGAGTACGTAGACGCTGGCATAAGCGCCACAATCGCTTCTGGCGCGTCTTTGCTCCTGAACGTCAGCAATGCTGGGTTCCAGTATGCAAGGCTCGTATGGACGCCCTCAGGCGGTTCAGGGACGGCTACGGCTATCTCTGTCGTGAAGGGGTAAGCAATGGCCTTTATGTCTTTTTCCAGCACCCAGCCTGCGCAAAAGTACGAAATGCCAGAGATGGAGCTGACTGAGCTTACCGCACGTCTCGACCGCATCAAGGAATCGATCGACAACATCCAAGTTGTCTTCGAGCCCAAGATAGAGGTTCCTCCGGCGCAAATTGGTGTTGAGGTCGATTTGACCAACATCGAGAACGCGCTGCAAGACCTTGCCCGCAAGGATTACGAGCCGATTCACAACGTCACGGTCGCGGCACCTTCTGTGACGAACAACGTGCATGTGACGATTGGCCAAGAACTCATTTACCCGCTGTATTCTATTGTGGGTGCTTTGATGCTTTTGGTGATTGTCGTCTTGGCGGGGTATTTCAGATGACCCAGCCGACCGACACCGAATACCTCACCCCGCTTGTCACGGACCAATCTATGTCCGCTGACTTCACGACGCCGTATTCGATCGTTCATGGGTGGGATAACGGGTCTCTTGTGATGTCTTGGACGGGCGCAAGCTCCACTACCGCACTTTTGCTCCCCGAGGCGTCCAACGATGCCGTCAACTGGTGCAAGTTGATCGCGACATCCCAAGCCAAGAAGGTCGATGATGTGGCCGGGTGCCAAATGTATCTGTTCAGCTTCTTCAGCTACAAGTATTTTCGGTTCAGGTTTTCCAAGCAGTCGGAAACGACGGGACTGATGACGGTCTCTCTTTACGTGTCGCGGTTTTTTGGGCGGAATAGGTAATGGCGCATGATTGCGTAGTCGGCTTAGTACCGGACTCCGGGGGCTCAACGCCTACGCCTGGAACCAGCGCCAGTCCTGGTTTTCAATACGGTCGAGCGGGAGATGTAACCGCAGGGACCTACTTGCAAGTGATCGCCAACGTACCGAGCTCTGTATCGGGCTTGATCGTTCCCTTCATAGGCGTGATTACGAGAGCATTTGTTACCGCTGAGAATGCGACGACGTGCGGTTTCAAGATTCAACTAAGGACGGACCCTGGACCTGTTTACACCGATTTGGCCTCTTTAACTCTGACAGCCGCAAGAAAGAACGATATTACTCTCGCGGTGTCAGTCAACAACGGCGACGAGTTAGTCATCCTCATGGAAACGGGAACTGTCCGGAATGTCCAAGTGGGATTGATTATCGAACAAAGCCCATAAGGGAGCGGTGTCATTTCAAAGATATTAAAGAATACAACCGCTGCTCCTATAGTCATTATCGATGTCGGATATGTGACGATTCCAGCAAGTCCTGGGCAGTACACGATTCCGCCCCAAGACTATCTCCTGTTTGCGGCATCAAGTAACACGGTGACGTTTGTCGGTGCTGGCGACTTGGTCGTAAACGACGGCTCAGTTGACCTAAATATCTCTGACGGTATCGACCTGATTAAAGGGATATATCCTCAGTATTATGTGTTTGTACCAACTGTCACGACGGCAACTTTAACGCTCGCAAACACGGAATATTCGGTCACATTGCCTACCGACACACGTCGTTATATAATGTTCGTCAGAGGCCCTGGCATCGTTCAGTATTCTTTCGCCGTTGGCACATCCGGCACAAACTACGTCCCCCTAACCCCAGGCGCTTTTATTTCGAACGGGTTCATCGGTGCGGGTTCCGTGACGCTGTATTTGCAGTCGCCCGTTGCGGGAACTGTAGTGTCTTTCGAATCTTGGACTTAAACTTTAGGGGGTTTCGATGTCTCTTAGTGCAGCTGGTAAAACAAAAATTGAAGTCAACACAGGTACGGTTGCTAACGGTGATTCGATTGCCGCTTACACAGCCGACGCCTCTGGCGCGTTTATCACCTCTACCTTGGCCGGTGCCAAGCAATCGATGGACGTCTATGCCGCTGGTACTTTTGCTGAAGACTCGGCGCATACTTCCGGCGACCTTGGTATGCAGAGCCTTGCGGTTCGTAACGACGCTGGCACGGCCCTCGCAGGCGCTGACGGCGATTACATTCCTTTCAGCACTGATGCAAACGGCAAGCTTTGGGTAAACGCTGCAGTAACGACTCTTCCCGGCATTTATGCTGAAGATTCGGCTCATGCTTCTGGCGACCTCGGCATGCAAGTTTTGGCCGTACGTAACGACGCCGGCACCCCGCTTGCAGCTGACGGCGACTACATTCCTTTCACCACCGACGCTACTGGCGCTCTTCGCGTAGCTGCTACCTTCGCTGGCACAGTTACTGTTGCATACCAATACGCTGAAGACAGCGCAGCAGCTGACGGCTTCATCGGTGCAGCAGTCTTGGGCGTTCGTCGCGACACGACTGCAGCAACCGCTGGCGCTTCTGGCGACTACTCTGAGCTTCAGACATGGTCGAACGGTGAGATGAAAGTTGCCGACATCGTCAACTTGTCGAACCTTCAGCAAGTGATCTCGGTTGGCACCTCGGCAGTAGCTCTTCCAGCCGCTCCCTTGGCGCTCCGCAAGTCGCTGATGATCCAAAACCTCAGCTCCGCTCTGCTCTACGTTGGTTCTGCCACGGTTACAAGCTCTGGCGCTACTCGCGGAATCCAGATCGGCAAGGGCGGCTTCATCACGGTTGATGCTGGTCCAGCTCAAGCTGTCTATGGTATTGCTACAGCAGCTTCTTCTGACGTAGCAATCTGGGAACTAAGCTAAGGAATTGCCTTGGACATTAAGAACGTAACAGAGGCCGATCATTTGCGACTGATGCAGATGATCGGTCTCGTCAATGCCGCAACGTTTGGCCCCTACTCCGCGAAAGTTATCGTGGAGAAGGGGGAGATGATTGGTAAGATGATGGCCGAGTCACGGCAAGCCTTGGAGTGGTTCAAAGCACTCGCGGTACAAGTGCAAACCGAACTCGACCGTCAGGCGAGCGAAAAAAAAATCGCCCCAGAGAGCCCTGCTGAGACTAGTGTCGGTGCTCCAGCCGCCGCCGCAGGGGGACTTGCCATCAAATCTTATAACCCTGGCAAATTTCCGTCGCCCAAGCGGAGGAAATAAAGATGGCGGGCTCGATTAGCGCCGGCGACTTATCGGGCATGACCATTGAAGGCGGTACTGATGGGACGACCATTGGTAACGTCTCAGACAGCCTTAAAACCAACGTTACCAACTTCCCGACGACACAACAGACATCCGACACCGAACTTGCGACGTTTGTGGCTTATGCCCAAGACATCGCAATCGGCAACAATAAAAGCATGGTGTCTCTCGTTAATACTTCAGGAAGCTCTGTCGTTATTAAGATTCGAGAGATCCGCATCATGAACGTCCAGACGACTGCGGTAACTGGTGTTATCGCCGATATGCGTCTGTTGAGAATTACAAATCATTCTGCCGGCACAGCCATTACTCCAGTGGCGCACGATACTGGCGATACCCTCAACGGAAGTGTAACCGCACGCACAGGCGCAACGGTCACGTCTGAATTAACTCCAGTCTATCGACGCTGGAAGTACTCTACGGATGAATGGGGTGTAGGTACATTGGACGTGGAAGCTTTGGACCAAGCCATCCAAAAGCAATCCCCACTGTATGAGCAAGTGGCAAAGACCAAGCCGTTTACGTTACGGGCAAATGAGGGATTTACGATCAAGCAAGTCACCAACTCAACTGTCGGTACGTTTGATTTGCTCCTAGTTTTCACGCAGGAATAACTATGTTTGAAATCCCCTGGGCGCTATTCAAAACGTTTGTCGATGACAGAAGCTTAAGCGTTCAATGGATCGACAACGATTCCACCTATTTCATGTGGGCCTACGATGGGCCGATGGCTTTTCGCTGCGCCATTTATCAAGACGGAAGTGCCGACCAATTAGCGTTTGAAGCAAGCTATAAAGCAGCCGGGAACAAGCGCGTCATCGCCAACGTTTCAGCAGTTTCCACGGCTTCCATTGGCTCAAGAGTTGTCTTAATCAATAACGTCTATAAAACGCTTTATCAGCGGGTTTGCGGCATACAATCCGCCGTAGCAGTAGGCACAAACACTATTTCCTACACCATCCCGTTTGCTTGGGTGCGGTTTTTTGGCGTCGAATTATTCAACGGTGAAGCGCTCGATTACACCGATTTTAAAATCTTCGATACGGCGGGCGGGGCCTATTCTGGCGTCCCGAATGCACAATTGAACCAATTTGGTTATAGTGCCAACGTCGCGAAAGACTACTACTGCCGAACTGCTAACTTTGACGCCGACCTATATATCGGTATGATAATCAAGCTAACCTACAACTCCGTATCGGCCAAGACGATCGGATTAAACTTCCTTTTGAACGAAGTTACATAAACGCTCCACTCTGGGGGTTGTCATGTCGGTAGACCACAAGGACGTGAATCGTAAACTTGCGTGGGCAAGCCTTCTTGTCCTGCTTAGCATCGTCATGTTCTGCCTCGACCGCCTAACCGGCTGTTCGAGAGACGAGCCGCAGCAGCGCCAAGCCGTGGGGTATGAGATACCGACAGAGGCTCCAAAAGAGCCTCCCCCGCCCATCAAGGATACCAATCCTAACTTCTTGGCTTTGGACGAGATCGAAGACGTGATTCTTCGCGATTTAAGCCGTCCTGAGCTAAATCAGGCCGATCGCGAAAACTATCGTTATCTTGTGGTTTCCGACATCGTCAACGAAGGCGGTGAAACTGCTCAGCCAATTGATGGCATGAATAAAACCATCAACACCTTGTCCACAGAGAGATCGCTAGAGAAAGGCGAAGTGATCGATCCTGATAAGTCGATCATGCGCATCGATCTTAGAGATTACTTCGGAACCAAGGGACGTGCGGTTTGGCAGCGTTTTGAAAAGGACGCCATCATCAAGGTGGTGTCCCAGACTGTCCGTGGCCGCACCTTGCAATTCCTTGCGCAAGCGGTACAGCCCTGGGCTCACGCGCGGGTATTTGCTGAAACAACACTCACAAAAGAAACCTACTACGACATTGTTGGTATTCCGGCAACTCTCGCTTTGTTTTATTCCAAGTTCGCAGGCGTCATCCCGCAAGATGAGTTCGACGCGCAGAACGAGGGGCTAACCCTTGTAGGCTCGCAAAACTCTTTGATCTCTCAGAACAACAGAATGCTTTGGCGGCTTGATGGTGCTGAGGGTGGGGTATGGCAAACATTCGACGTAGACAACCGAGTTGTAGGCAACGCACAAAACCTCTTTGAGAATCCGTTCCCGGTTGAAGTTAATCCGTTCGTCGCCCAACTTGCTGACGAAGGGAAGGCCGAGCTTTGCTGCCGTCGCGAGAAGCCAAAGCCGCCTCCCCCGCCTCCAAAGCCTGCACCACCTAAACCGCCGGTTCGCCAAGTCTTGACCAACAAGATCTTTCAGCACGCGGCATCGGAAGTCATTGCATCGCTCCCAAACGGGATGCTTGCTTTTGGGCTCTTTAATGCTGCAGGCGGTCGCGAAAACTCGGCCCCACAGACGGTTGTGACCAACACCCGTGCGGTAGGCTTGGGACTCTCGTCTGAGCTCCAAAACGCAAGAGATTGCTCGGGGTGCCACACCGCAGGGTTCATCAAGTTCACGGATGAGATCGGAGCACACATTATTGGGTCTGCAGTCTTCAACGATGTCGAGAAGAAGCTAGGCCGCGAGCTTTATCGGCCCCAGCGCGAAGTGGATAAGTTGTTCGAGGACGATAACGAGCAATTTGCCGACGCCATGGAAAAGCTCGATATCGAGATCCGCGAGGACCCGATTAACGTAGGTCTTCTTGATAACGTGCGGTCTGGGATTTCCTTCAAAGAGGCTGCAAGCTTCTTCTTCCTCGAGGAAGGGGACTTCCTAGCAAGGCTTCGTGGAGTGCAGACAGCTCAAGCGGAAGTTGGTACCCTAATCCGGGGCGGATCGCTGAGCTTCCAGCAGTTTGTGAACTCGGCCCCGCAAATCATCAAAGACCTGAACTTGTTTCAGGACATTCGCTGAGGGTTTGAAGATGCGCATGAGAACGTTTGCAGAAGACCATGGCGCGAACATGCTGATCGTCGTCGTCATCTTGGCGGTCCTGGTAGTTTTCCTTATGCCCGCGTGCGGTGTGGAGAAGGAAGCCGATCCTTACCCCGAACCTGCAAGGCCGCCAAAGCCAGGCCCAGCGGGTGATGCTGCCTGGGACGAGCTAAAACCGATTGTGGCAGCCAATTGTGGTGGGTGTCACAATGGGTCTACCCACCCTTTGAAATTCGATTCTGGGGCTGCTTTTAAGCGTTCCAAGGCGAAAGCCAGGATACTCAACGGAACCATGCCGCCTTCTGGCTCTTTGGCACCCGATGCGAAGGCCAAGATGCTAGCTTACCTTGGCTAACTGCTTCTTCCAGAACTTCACGGGATCGATCGGTTCCCGTGGGTGTTTCGCCTTCTGAGGTTTCTTGGTAGCCGCGTTAAGTTTGGCGCGAGCTTCCAGAACCTTTTTGCATTTGGCGCACTTTTCTATTTTCAGCCAAGTGCCGGGCGGCCCATAGCGCCCGTTGCAGTTGGTGCAGATCTTAGAATAAGGGGCAAAGTGGTCCCCTGGCTCAAGCTCTATTATCGGACGACCGAAAACACTGCTGTGAGCTTCGGGGGTAACTTTGCAGACTTTGTTGTCGTTAACTTGCGGTTTCATTTCGGCTGATCGTTACAATCTTCCGGAATACGGAAAGCTTCCGGCCTAGAGTTATACTCGTCATCCCACTGCTGTTCGCACAACTTGCGCAGGCGTCCGGCCAAGAACCAGGCCGCCCAGCATCCCGCAAGAATAGAAACACAAATCGCGACAAGAAGCCACAAGTCTAGGCTAATGCTCGACATGTTCATCGCCGCTGTCGTTGGTGTCGAAATCAGAGGGTGGCGGATAGGCTTTAAATATGCCTTTTAACGCATCCTCGTATTCCTCTTTGCTTAAGACCTGAAGCTCGGCGCTTAAAGTAATTAAGAACTTTGCTAACATCGCAGACGGCATCTCGGTTTTTTTTTGAACGTGGAGGATACAGCTCCGTAAATCGCCGAGAATGCCGAGGGCCGTGGTAAACCCGTCACTCATGAAACATCCTTTTTATCGAGAATAGCCATCAACACATTGTCCAAATCATCGGACGACTGACCCTTCATATTAAAGGCTATCTCGGCCCAAAAGCTCTCTGGAATATTGCGCGTCTGTAGTTGTGTTCTCAGTATCGATACATGGTGTTGATCATCTGGGTTGAACCCTAGCGATGAACCGCTACTCTGAGGAGCTTCGCTAATCCCGCTAACTTTTCTAGGCGCGTCACTAGGTCTAAGGGAAGGCCCACGTGCGGTTTCTTGCGGATTCTGATTAGCCATCCCCTGATACCGGCTGGACTGGTTCGCTTTAGGATCATGTTGTGCTCCATTGCCGTCGTCGTCTTCATCTGCCACGATCGCGAGCATGCTTATTATCGCATACCTACGCGCATACGTTATGCAGGACCCGATAGACTGCGGCGTGTCGTCTTTTGGTCTAAGTGTGAGTTCGCTCTCGATCCACTGCCCGGACTTGTGCGCAATCCTCGTGAGAAGATTCACGCGCCCCTCGGCAAAGCCTGGCGACTGCAAGATGCAGAGTCCATGCTTCGATAGAGGGAGCTTGCAAGCCTCGCGAATACCCGCCAAGTCAGCGTAGCGCGACTTGAAATGCGGATTAATCTTGTTGAAAGATACGGTGCCGATTTCACCCTGAGCAAGCGATAGAGCTTCGCTGATCTTGTCTACAGATTCGGATGTCTTCATTTTTTCCCATACGACATTACAGGTTTTACAGCTTCAATTTCGAGATCTGCCAAATCCCGTACTACACCAGCAGGCATGTCGTTTAGGTTTTCAATCAAATTATCTGCTAAAATGATCGATGCCCGTGTGACATCTGAGGACATTCGCATTCCGCCGCTAAGGAGCCCTTTGGCCATCTCCAGAGCGAAGTGTTCCCTTTTTGTGAGTGAGTTCGAATATCCCTCGGGATTCACCAGATAGTCTGTTGGCCTTGTCTGCATTGTCTACCCACTCCTGTAATAGTTGTCTGACCACTTCGCTGATACCAATTGGCCACGCTAACGCCATAGCGCGCTTGTGCAGCTTAACTGGTAAAATCATACCTAGTCTTGTCTGCGCCGGTTTTCTCATTGCCTATTCGACTCCGATTAGAAAGGAATGCTAATGCTTACTAATCTGGCCGAGATCAGTCAACAGCGAAATGCTTCATACGATCTCTTGTGCCCGTTCATCGTCGAGCCCCTAAGTGACGCACTGGTAACATTAGCCATGCGTGACGTTGTGGTGCAGGTTTTTGAGGGGTTTCGCTCACCCGAGCGGCAGCGTGTTCTGTATGAACAAGGACGTACCGCACCCGGCAAGATCGTTACAAACGCAAGGCCATGGCATTCATTTCATCAATACGGCTTAGCAGTCGATCTCGTTTTTAAAACAAAAGACAAGAAGTGGTCTTGGGACGGCGATTATAAGACCGTGGCACAAGTCATGCAGGACAGGGGCTTTGAGTGGCTTGGTGAGGCCGATCAACCGCACTTTCAAATGCGCGGCAAATACACCGCAATGCAAGCCTATGAAATCACCCGCGCCTATGGTGTCCAGGCGCTCTGGAATGCTATATTCCAAAGCAAAGGAAAAATCGCATGATCGCCGAATGTGAAGATTGCCAAACAATCTTTGAGCAACGAGCGTTGCATATTAAAGTGTGTGACACCTGCGCAATGGAGCGCGAAATTCGAGAGGAAGACCAATGAAGCGTTTAGCAGTTTTAGTGGCTTTAGCAACTCCAGCGTTCGGTGCAGGCAAAGCCTCTTTCGAGGTCCCGGCCATCGGCGACTTGCTCTCCATCGAAGGGAAGGACTGTGTGGTCACGGGTGATCTCGCCAAGGGGGCCTTTGAGGTTTCCCTAGTGTCATGCACCACCGGCATCAAAATGCGCGATGGCCACATGTGCGAAGACATGGAATGTGCCAAGTTCCCCGTGGCAAAGGCGCAACTGACAGGACTTCCATCGGCTGACGGCAAGTTCAAGCTAGCCGGAACTCTGACCCTTCATGGCGTGGAAAAGCCCCTGGAAGGCGATGGAGAAATGAAAAAAGGGACACTAGAGGCAAGCTTCAAGGTGCGACTCGAGGACTTCGGCATCAAGCGCCGGACCCATCTTGGTGTGGGCGTGGGTGAAGTGGCCAGCGTCAAGGTGGAGTTCAAATAATGAAGCGCCTCCTGTTGGCAGTGTTGGCAGTGATGTCAACGGGGGGCCATGCCTTTCCCGATGCAATCCGGAAGGGCTACACCAACTGCGGAACCTGCCACTATTCCCCCTTGGGTGGTGGTCCGCAAACACCCTACGGCAAGGGCACCGCGCCCGAGATCTTCCCTACTTGGCGTGGGCTTGTGGTGGACCCGTCCGAACACCTTGTCTACGGCATGGATGCAAGACGGCTGGTCATGACAAAGCGCGAGCCATTCATCATGCAAGAAGAGGCTCACCTTGGCGTTACGGCAAAAGGGGCCACAATCGTCGGCACAGTCAATCCCGAAGGCCCACTAGGGCTATGGGCTTCCTATAGGTATAAAGGCTTGGGCGTGCGGTTAGGGCGCTTTAAACCCGCCTATGCGATTCCCTACGATGACCACACGGTTCCCATTCTCGGGAACAAGAAAAACTACGAGAACAACAATGTTGAGCTGGAACTTCGGAACAGGAGAGGTGAGATCGTCATCACCCGCATTCTTGGTAACTCCAGATTCTCCTACTCCCGACTATTGATCGTAGGGCGGGATGCGCTCGCCGGGACAGTCAACCTGTTTGCCGGCAAGCGTTGTAAGGGTGGAGGGACCATTGTGGGTACAGCGGCGGATAACGTTAGGCGGGCACTACATATTCAATGCTCGTACAACTCTGAGCTGTACGGCATGGGTGAGTGGTCTGATCAAGGTGATAGGTTTGGATTGCTTGGATACGAGATATTGACGGGCCTACACGTGCGGTTCACATCGTTCGGCCCTGAATCTAATTATCGCATAGGCCTGAGATGGATTCCAATCCCTGGCCTGGAAGCTACCGGCGAGCTCGAGAAAGAGCGCGCGTTCCTTGTCTCACACCTTTGGTTCTAGCAGGGCTTCGGTTTCGGCTTAGGCTTCTTCTTCGTTGCCATGGTCTTCTCCTAAAAGGGAATTACGTCAAGATTTGAATCTACACCCAAAGATGGTGCCGTCGGCGCTGCAGTTTTGGGTTCACTGTTTTTACGTAATTTGTGTCCGTTGTCATCATAATACTTCAGTCGTTTTTGAATTAACGCCATCTGCGCCGGACTCCATTCCTTGTTCCACTTGATCATCTTCTCGAAGAACTCACGATCATCCCACACACGTTCATTACCTGATTTATCGGTGTAGCGATTTGGAGGAAAAAGTTCACCAGCGAGAAGCATTCTAATCCGGTTACAAGTGGCAGAGAACTCGCCACTCGTCGGCTTCGGTGTGGAAAGCTCATCCGCTAACGCTTTACCTAAAGCATCTTTGGCTATCTGAAAGTCTATAGCAGCAGGGGAAATCGTAGCGTTCATGTCGCGATGAAGCGCGAGCAGTGCTGAGATATTAGCCATGGGATCTCCGAATTTGGAATTTTCCCAACCCTATAATAGTGACATTGCCAATTCAATTAGAAATTGATTGCGTGGCCAAATTCATCTTGCGGACTTTGTTGATGTTTGGCACGGTGGTGGCGAACTCATCAGCCAGCTTGGAAAACTTGTGTCGCTTATCTCAGTGCATCCCGCGCCGTACCAAGTCGATCGTGCGCGGAGTGAAAAAGACTACGCCAGACATTTCGCCAAAGGCTGGTGGACATTCAATGTCAAAGCCTTTGATCTTCTGCAAACCATCATCACAAGTCGCGTCTGGAGTCCAATCGTCTTCGCCGGCGGTCATAGACTGGGAGCGAATTTTAAAGAGGCTAGATGGCTTGCGTTAGACTTTGATACGCCTGAATATGACCTCCAGCAATGCCTAAACGATTGGTGCGACACTATCCATGTCATTGGGACCACCAAGAACCACCAGAAACAGAAAGGCGACCATCCTCCTTGTGACCGCTTTCGTCTTGTGGTGCCTTTTGCTCGGGTCATCGATTGCCCTCGCACCTACGAGCACAACTTTCGTGTCGTGGGTGAGCGATACGGAGCTGACACCCAGGTAAAGGATCGCGCTAGGTTATTCTTCCCCTGCCAAGAGATCGTCTCGGTATGCAAGGAAGGCGAGCTGCAGCCGATCTTGGAAGCGCCGCCTGAGCCGGTGGTAAAGGCCGAGGCGTGCGGTAATTTTCTATCAGGCTACGCCAAATGGTTTATGAGAACCAAAATACCAGTTGGCGAAAGAACGACGAACGTTTGGCGATTTGCCAAAGACCTTATCAAGTACGGCGAAACCCCGGAGCGCATCTTAGGTGCGGTTTTAGGGTCGGCCACCTACCGCGACGAACCGCCCGAACCGCACGCCATGGGCAAAATTAAGCAGGCGATACAATCCGCGCAGAACAGCGCACTAAGGGGACCGTAGTGACCGAAGCAGAAAAGCCGAAGCTCCCG